GTTCAATTTACCGTGGTGTATGTTGTTGCCGACTCTAACGGTTCGCAGTTCCCAGCATCCGCTTAATTGATCCAGGGGGCTTCGGCCCCCGCTTTTCAGGAGATTGATTATGGGTATGCAAACCGATGTAAAAGCCATTTCATTGGCGGCATCTGGTGCTGTGACTGATGCCCGCACTCGTGTGCGAGGAATGGTTATTGAGCCGGGTACTTCAGCCGGTAGTGTTGTCTTAAAAGACGGCGGCTCTTCTGGAACTACTGTGCTGACAATTAACACAACCGCAAATGGCGAGACATTTAATGTTGTGATTCCTGCCGAGGGCGTGCTGTTCACAACAGATGCTTATGCCGCCTTAACAAACGCCAAACTAACGGTGTTCTATGGCTGATAAGAGCTTCAACTTGGTGGGGCGCAAGCTTATGATTGCGATCCCTTGCTATGACGGCAAGGTCAACATCAAGACCTGTTTTGCCATAGCTCAACTCGTCCCCAAGTTGGACAAGATGGGTGTTGTCATTCATTTGGTACACCTGTCTGGATGCTCAATCATCACTAAGGCACGGAACAAGCTGGTATCCAACTTCATGGATTCAGACTGTACCGATCTGCTGTTTGTGGATGCTGATGTGGTCATCAATGTGGATGCAGTAACACGGCTTCTGGCCCTGTCTACTGACAGAGATGTTGTGGCCGGTACGTATCCCCGCAGAGCAGCAGATGCCAAATTCTTTTTAGACTTTTACCTGGATGAACACAACCAGCTAGAGTTTGATGAGAATGGCCTGATGCGTGTGGAGAGCGTAGCGACAGGCTTTATGCTGATCCGCCGCCATGTGATTGAAGCCATGATCGCAGCGCATCCTGAGTGGAAGTACAAAGGCGATGGTGACGGCGCAGATGAGTATGCCGTCTTTGACTTTGCCATCATCGATGGTGAATACATTGGTGAAGACTACCTATTCTGTCGCAGGGCTAGGGAGCATGGATTCAAGATCTATCTGGATCCAATGATCAGCCTTCCGCACATTGGCACACAAGAATTCACTCGCAACTTTGAACAAGATGCTTTACAGCCGCTGCTCAAAGAACACGCAAAACTGCACTTGAAAGTAGCAAATGGCTAGCCCAGCATGGACTCGCAAAGAAGGCAAGAACCCAAGTGGTGGTTTAAATGCCAAGGGTCGGGCCTCTGCGAAAAAACAAGGGATGAATCTGAAGCCTCCTCAACCAGAGGGCGGCAGCAGGCGAGACTCTTTCTGTGCAAGGATGACTGGGCAGAAGAAGAAAAACACAAGTGCCAAAACAGCCAACGACCCAAATAGCAGAATAAATAAAGCGTTAAGAATATGGAACTGTTAGCCTGCACACGTTGTAAAGTTGAAAAACCAGCTACGGCTGAAGCATTTCCATTGCATAACAAAAAACGCAACGGCTTAGATAGTTGGTGCCGCGCTTGCCGCGCTGTTTTCAGAAGCGAAAACTGTAGGGGCAAACATCGTGCAGTTATTTCAGACGAGGCTTTAAAGGACATTAAAGCAACCGTCACTCAATGCGTTATTTGCGGAGTTGAAGGTAATCTTGTAGTTGACCATGACCACAAGACAGGACAAGTTAGAGGACTGCTATGCAACCATTGCAATCGTGGCCTTGGGCATTTTCGTGATGATCCAACATTACTTGAATTTGCCGCGCAATATTTGTATGCTTCGGCAGATCACCCCAACTGGGATGAATACAAAGAAAAAACGGAATTGTTAAAACCTATCAAGGAGTGGATATGAAGAAGATGAAACGTTTCGCCGCTGGCGACATGATTGAAGGCGATGCTTCTGTTGCAGAACAGATGGAACAAATGCCCGCAAAAGCTGCTCCCGCTAAGAAACAGACATTTGGCGAAGCCTTTGCTGCCGCTCGTGCTAGAGGTGATAAAGACTTTACCTGGGAAGGTAAGCCTGGGATGAAGTTCAGCACAAAAATGCGAGAAGATGCCCCCGCAAAACCTGCCGCCAAAGCTGAAATGGCACCCTCAAAACCCGCCTCCAAAGCAGAGGAGCCAGCTAAATCTGCACCTAAAACATCGGAAACCAAGCGTGGTTTTGGCCCATACGGCGTATTTGCTGGGCCTAGCGATGAAGAAAAAGCGGCAACATATGCTCGTTATGAAGAGAATCGCAAGAAAATGGGTGCTACGGCTGCGCCAAGTGGCTCAAGCAAAATAGCGGATTCTGATTACGCAAAGTCTGTGCGATCTTCACAGGCTGCTAGTGCTGATAGCGGGCCGCTTGGTAAGCGTATTCGTGAAGCCCTGGGCTCATCCTACAAAACTGGTGGAAGCGTTTCCAAGGCTTCTAGTCGTGCAGATGGTATTGCTCAGCGGGGTAAAACTCGCGGAAAGATGTGCTAATCATGGGACGTTTTACACGACATGGCATGGACAACCAGCCGCTTGAGGGCGGTGGCGGTGGTGGGAGTAGTATTGCCAGCAAAATTGGACATACCGCCGCCGCTACCGGCGCTGCCGGAATGGTAGGCGGGCAACTCTATCACATTGACAAAGCCAACAAGTTGACCAAAGAACGCCGTGAAGCTGAAAAAGAAAAACGCGAAGCTGCCGCTGAGATGAAACGCGAAGCCCGAGGGGTAGAGAAGTCTGGTACTGACAGAGCGCGGGAAGCCGCCAAAGTTATTGCAGACGATGAGAAATACACCAAAGAAACCCCAGAGCAGAAGTACGCAAAAGGCGGCAAAGTTTCTGCTTCATCCCGTGCTGACGGTATTGCTACCAAAGGCAAGACCAAGGGTAGGTTTGTCTGATGGAAATGGCTATCTGGAATGCTATTTTGACGGCCTTTCTGGGGCTACTTGGTTGGAATCTGAAAGAGAAGTCCGATGAGATCAAACGCCTTCAGATTCTAATCAACAAAACCCGAGAAGAAATGCCAAAAGAATACGTTACCAAGGTAGACTTGCATACAGACATTAATCGAATCATGGATAGATTGGACAGGTTTGAGAATAAACTTGACCTGTTTATAAAGGATCAGCGAAGTGCCCTCTCATAGCGCCAAACAGCACAGATTCATGGAAGCGGTGGCTCACAATCCATCGTTCGCCAAGAAAGCAGGAGTCCCACAATCCGTGGGAAAAGAGTTTGCAAAAGCCGATAAAGGCAAAACATTTTCACGAGGTGGTGACATGAAAGAAGCTAAAGCGATGGTTAAAAAAGAAATTGGCTTTATGAAAGCCAAGGGCGCTCCTAAATCTATGATCAAGCATGAAAAGGCTGAGATGATGGGCATGAAAAAGATGGCTGGCGGCGGTATGCCCATGACCATGAAAGACGGAAAAAAAGTTCCAGCTTTTGCTGCTGACGGCGTGGGCAAAATGAAACATGGCGGCATGGCAAAGAAAATGATGGGTGGCGGTATGTCTTATGCCAAGGGCGGTTCTGCCTCCTCTCGCGCTGATGGCATTGCTCAAAAAGGCAAGACCAAAGGCAAGATGCTCGCAAAAGGCGGCAAAGCCTGCTGATGCTATGGCAACCTCAAAAACTGAAGCCGGAGTAGCCAAATCTTTAAAAAGAGCTGGGTTTTACGACCCAGGTAAAGATACGGCCAAACGGTTAAGTATTATCAACAAAGTTACAACCAAGCCTCAACGGGTAAAGATGGTTGATAAATTGTTTTTAGCCAAAAAAGTTAAAGGTGCTAAAAAATGAGAGCAAGCCGTGGTATGGGATCAATAAATCCTTCCAAAATGCCCAAGGGGGTGCGGAAGGCTAGGCGTGATGACACTGACTTCACTCAGTACGCTGAGGGAGGGAAGGTCAACGCTGCTGGAAACTATACCAAGCCCAGCTTGCGCAAGAAGATTGTGTCGCAGGTCAAGGCAGCGGCAACTCATGGCACGGGCGCAGGCCAATGGTCAGCCCGTAAGGCGCAGCTTGTGGCTAAGAAGTACAAGGCGGCTGGAGGAGGTTATCGTGATTAAAAGACATATGGACGATTGCGCCGTGATGGAAGATGGCCCTTGCACTTGTGGCACGGACGAAATTTTAGAAGAGTTGGCACTTGAAGATGCTGGTTTGACCGCTGAAGACTTTGAATGAAAGCTCCGCAGACTTCCCTTAAAAACTGGGGCGATCAGAAATGGCGCACTAAGTCGGGGAAGCCTTCGTCAAAAACAGGTGAAAGGTATCTTCCTGAAGCGGCTATTAAGTCTTTGTCCCCTGCTGAGTATGCTGCAACAACCAAAGCTAAGCGCAAAGGTAAGGCGGCAGGTAAGCAGTTTGTCGCGCAGCCTAAAGTCATAGCAAAGAAAACAGCAGGTTTTAGATAATGGCATACAGCACTGGCACTTCAGCGTTCAACATGGAGTTCACGGAGATCGCCGAGGAGGCGTGGGAACGTGCTGGGCGTGAAATGCGTAGTGGCTATGACTTGCGAACAGCCCGCAGATCAATGAATTTGATGACTATTGAATGGGCAAATCGTGGTCTAAATATGTGGACTATTGAGGCTGGCTCATTCCCCCTAACACCGGGATTGAACACCTATGCGCTGCCATCGGACACTATTGATCTGCTGGATCATGTGATTCGCACGGGCGCAAATAGCTCTTCAACACAGGCAGACCTAACTATTTCCCGCATTAGTGTTTCTACTTATGCGACCATTCCCAACAAATTGCAACAAGCTAGGCCAATCCAGGTCTGGATTCAGCGTTTGTCGGGCGAGACAAATCCCACCACTTTGACCACAAGTGGAAACGTTACCACCACGGCCACCACGATTACGCTGACTTCCACTGTTGGATTGGCGTCATCTGGGTTCATCAAGCTGGACAATGAAATCATTTACTACGGCTACATCTCTGGGAACGACATAGGCTCATGTTTCCGTGGTCAGGCTAACACTACAGCGGCCACTCACACGACTGCTACGGCGGTGTTTGTGCCCCAGCTACCAGCGGTAACGGTGTGGCCTACGCCAGATAACTCTACATCGTATGAGTTTGTGTATTACCGTATGCGCCGGATTCAAGATGCCGGGTCTGGTATCCAGGTTGCAGACATGAATTTCCGTTTCTTGCCGTGTGTAGTGGCTGGGTTGGCCTACTACATTGCCATGAAGGTTCCTGAATTGCAGGGCCGCATGGATATGCTGAAGATGGCATATGACGAGCAATTTACTTTGGCGGCTGGTGAAGATCACGAGAAAGCGCCGATCAGATTTGTGCCTAGACAGATGTTCATAGGTGGGAGTACGCCCTAATGGGTAATACATACTCATCAGGCAAGTTTGCAATTGCTGAGTGTGACCGATGCGGGCAGCAGTTCAAACTAAAGAAGCTCAAGACCGAGGTTGTAAAGACCAAGCGGTATGAGATCAAGGTTTGTCCTGAGTGCTGGGATCCTGATCATCCTCAATTGTTGCTGGGTATGTATCCAGTGGAGGATCCGCAGGCTCTGAGAGCGCCCAGGCGGGACACAACGTATGTCACGGCAGGGCCGAATGGCTTGCAGATTGACAACACGGGATTTGGTGGATACCCAACAGGGGGCTCCAGGGATATACAGTGGGGCTGGAGGCCGGTTGGTGGATCTAGCTTTTTTGATGTAGCACTGACGCCAAACTACTTGGTGGCAACGGCAAGTGTTGGTACAGTAACGGTTAGCACAACTTAGGAGCAGATATGGACAAGAAACAAGTCAAGGCAATTGCCGACACCGAAGCCAAGAAAATGGTCAAAGGCCACGAATCCCGTATGCACACCAAAGGCATGAAAGCCGGTGGCCCTACCAGCATGGATCGCAAGATGTATGGGAAGAACCTTTCCCGTGCAATGAACCAGAAATCTGGGAGCAAATAATGGCTAAATTTAGCAAGAAAATGATGGGCAAGGAAGTTGGCGATGCGGCAACGTATGCTGTTCCTCATACCATGAAGGGCAAAGCTGCTCCCATGCAGACGAACCCTGGCAAAGAGCCAAATGGTAGTGCAGCCGCAAACGTGAATATGTCTGTTGGCAACATCAACCGCAATGGTTACTCTGCACCCAAGACTGACGGCATCAAAATCCGTGGTACTGGCGCAGCCATCAAGGGCGTGATGGCACGGGGGCCGATGGCATGAATTACAACGAGCTTGTCGTTGCTGTTTCTGACTACTGTGAGAACACGTTTCCCACGGTAGACATGAACATAATGATTAAGCAGGCAGAGCAGCGTATCTATAACACTGTTCAGTTGTCTAACCTGCGAAAGAACGTGACGGGGACAGTGACCACTGGTAATCAGTATCTGTCTGCCCCTGATGATCCTAGCTTTCTCTCTGCTTATTCATTGGCTGTGATTGATGGAAGCGACTATCTTTATTTGCTGAATAAGGATGTCAACTT